CAATCATAGACCCAATAATTATAAAAATAAAAGCGCTAACTAATAAGGTTTTACCAATGTAAACATCTAATTGCTTATCAGGGTAAACAATATTTACACATTCTGCATAAGCCTGCATTTCAACTACGTTTGATGTTTGTTTGTAATTGTTAATCAAACCTATGCAATCTATTTTTTGAGCATTTTGCGATTGAATCAATACTGCTGTAGCTATAGTTGCGCTCATTTATTTTCCTCCTCCGTCTTTAGGCTTTTCAATCTTAGGACTTCCGCTAGTACCAGCTCTTTTAGGTTTTTCAATCCGTGCGGGTCTATCCGCGCAAAGTCTTGTATCGACCAGTTGGCGTAAGTCTTGTCCACTTTTGCGGTCTGTATTATCGTGTTCACGAATTTGGATTGATATGGGTTCACTATTCATTCTGTTATTTTGCCCGTTATTTTTTACTTTGATACTAGGGAAAACCCTAGGTTTGTATTTCATTGTCAACAAAGTAGAACCCGCGCCATGCCCCGTTGTGATGGATTAGCCCTTGCATACGGGCATTGTCCAATGTCTTACGGACTTGTTTTATAGGCCAGCCTGTTATCTCTTGAATGTCGGTTACGCATAAACCGCCGTGACGTAGCAGCTTGATTAGGGTTTGAGTTTTGTTTGTCATGTTAAATTCTTGTTGTTAACGCTCTAGCCTTTGCCAATGCAGCTTTAACAACCTCAGGGTTAGCTTTTGGCGGGTCTAGGCGTTCTAGCGGCTTCATAGGCGCGTTTAGAGCTACTTTTTTGAAGTCTCCTACCGTAGGCGGCTTATCTGGCAAATTCTGCAGTGCATAGGCTACAGATTCGGGAGTAATGCCTTTCAATTCATGCGCCCAGTCGTCCATAACATCATTGATGTCGCAACCTTCCCATCTAACGCGAAAATCACGACCATAGCGTAAGTTACATTTTCGGAAAATAAATTCAATTAATTCTGACAACATTTTGAGCCTCTATAGTTCTTAAAAATTCGTTCGGGTCTAAGCGTTTTACTTTATTCGGGTTATTTGGGTTTGGTGCTGCAATTGATGGCGACATCTTTTCAACTTGTTCGCGCATGTATTTTGCATAGGGCGGTTCGTAATTGGGCTTTGCAACATCTTTGCGTGAGTTCCTGCACCAGTTGCGCCATGTTGCCTGCCAATCTGTTTTAACGGCTTTAGCGCCAGCTTGCGAATTCCAGTAATCACAGAACTTTGCAAACTCATCGTTTGGGTTACTTACGCCGTTTTGTTTGGCAAAATCAAAGTCAGGTTCAAAAGTTGCTGGCAATCTCGCACCGCGAGTTGCTTTCTCTCTAACTAATGGTTCTTGGTTATTGGTTATTGGTTTATGGTTAGGTGGCGGTTCGTTCACGACTGGTGCACGGTTCGTGCTATTTTCCCTACGCTTCGACTCCCTTTCTAGGGCGATTCGTTTGTTTGTCTCAGCTTTTCCGTGATATTCGTCTATCTCTTCGCGTATGCGTTTTTGAGAATAAACACCATTTTCCAACACAAAAAAGCGACTTAAAACAAATTTAAGCGCCTCTATTTCGTCGGTTGTTGATGCCCAAACCCATTCAATTGCTTGCTCTAATGTGGGGAATTGTTCACGGTCATAGCACGCATCAATCAAAAGCGTGTACGTTCCGTGCTGCATGATTGATAGCCTGCCAGCTTTCTTGGCATAGTCGCCAATGTTTCGTTTGTAGTAATGCATTACTACCTTTCCAAAAGAAAAGGCTACAACTGCATTCTCCCGTTTTAAGGGTTGGTCGAACGGGGCAATACCCGCCAGAATGCATGTGTAGCCTTATTGCTTACACCCGACCAAGGGTTGCTATATTATAAACTATTTTCGTAGTCTGTAAATCTTAAAATCATGGCTTATGTGCCATTTACTCTCGATGTCATAACCTAGCTTTTTTAGCTCGCCCACGCGAGTCGATAGCTTCAATGTGCCAGCCTGTTCATAGGCTTCCGCGCCGCTAATCCAGCGTTTTAGGGCTTTTAAAATGCGTTGACGTTGGGTCTGTTGTTTCATGGTGAGTCCTTAAAGTTAAAGCCCCGAAGGGCTGGGTTTTACATTACTTCATATTCCTCAATTAATTCTGATTCTTCTGTTGCAAATAGTCCACTTGATTGATGCTCTCGTGCATCTCCTAAGTTACGTTTTGCAAGCTCCCAATAACTGCGCTTTAATTCAGAGCCTACAAATTTTCGCCCCATTTCAATTGATACATAACCTTCCGAACCAATTCCAGTAAATGGCGAAAACACTAAGTCGCCCGGGTTGCTCCAAAGCTCCATCGCTCGTTCAATTACATCTAATTGCAAAGGGCAGATATGACGTTCATCATCGGTTTCCCGTGCTGTTTTAAATTGTAAAGTGCGCGAAGGGTTAATATCCATCCAAACTGGGGACGCATATTTTTGCCATTTTTGAACAGGGAAAGTTTCATGCGTATGACTAATAGGCTCTAAGTTATCGCCCGGCTTACGCATCGTCACTAAATAGTCGGCAATCCCTTGGCGGCTCATACTTGAGTCTTTGCGAATCGTTTTATGAAGCAAACCAAGTGCTTTAGTGCGCTGCATAGCAGTTACTGGGTCTTTCCAAATTGTGACCTTTGAGTGATAAATCCATCCTTCCTCGGTAAACATACGGGTTAGCTCGCCAGTAAAGTCATGCAAACCAATCACGCCGTCACGGAATTTTGAAGTTTGTAAATCCATGCAGTGAAATGACAACAATCGCCCATGCTTGATAACACGAAACAACTCTTTAACCAAGAATCTGAAATGCTCATAAAACTCACTGGTTGACTTGCAGTTACCCATATCTCGGTCACTGTTGCTGTATGTGTATAGACTTGCAAACGGAGGACTAAATACACTGTAATCCACTGAGTTATCAGGCATTTCACGCGCCACTTCTACACAATCTCCCAAATGCACAGTCCAACCATCTCCCTGTGCAATATCACGCTTGTACTCGCTCTTTTCCATTGAAGCTCCTTTAATTTTCTGTTTAGTTAATTCACGCATGTGTGAAACCATGCTTTCAGCCATGTCGTTTGCTTGCGATTGTTTTCGCTCTAAATTAGCCTTAACTGCACCCTCAGACTCAGCAGACACTAAATGAACCTGTACGATGTTTTTTTGTCCAAATCGGAAACTGCGGCGGATGGCTTGATAAAAGCTCTCGTAAGAATCATCAAGCCCCGCAAACACCATATCGCTGCAATGTTGCCAATTCATACCAAAGCCACAGATTGACGGCTTTGAAACCAATACGCGAATTTCACCATGCGTAAAAGCCATGATTGCGCGTTCTTTTTGTTCATTGGTCATAGAGCCAGTGACTTCAACTGAATCAGGAATAGCAGCGCTTAATGCTTTGCTTTCGTCATTTAAGTGACACCAGACAATAGCGGGGCGATTGTGAGAATTAACTAAATCAGCCGTTAATGTAATACGCTCACTCATTGATTTGCGCTTTGCATCACGGCGTTCGGTCAGCGTTTGAGCAATGCCAGCAAACAATTGACCATCTAAAGGTTCAGCCGCTTCGACAACATGCTCATGCATTTCGAGGCCGGGCAATATGTATCGAGAGCCATCAAATCCAAGGTCTGACGGGTTACGGATACAAATCGCCCAAGTTGACATCCACTCCCAGAACTTAGTCTTACCATGCCCTTTTAACCGCCATTGGCTTGTATCACCACCATCGTGAACGAAAAACATAGCTAGCATTTCAACGGCACTCATAACATTCAGAAATTCAGCTTGATTGCCTAGTTCCATGTGGTCATTCGGGCTTGGCGTAGCTGTACACGATAAACGATATGGCGTGGCCTGAAACATATCGATAATTTGCGCACGGGTCTTACTTGTATGGCTTTTTAGGATTGAAGATTCATCAAGCACAATCCCCGCAAAATCAGCCGGATTAAACTTATCCAACATTTCATAGTTGGTAATCGTAATACCCGACTGTGCGTCAGCTTGGCTACGTGCGTATTTAATACTAATACCAAACTTAGCAGCTTCTTCTACCGTTTGCTGCGCAACACACAATGGCGCTGCAATTAAAACATCGCCGCCGGTATGAATGCATACTTGCTTAGCCCATTCGGTTTGCATAGCTGTTTTGCCTAGGCCAGTATCAGCAAAGATGGCAGCGCGCCCACGTTTGCAAGCCCATCCAACTATTGCAGCCTGAAAATCAAACAAGTGCGCACCCAACTCAGATGGCTCAAAGCCACTTTCAACATCTAACGATGCTTTTTCTTTTATAAATTCTGCGTAGTTCATAAATCTCCTGTTGGTTAAAAATTAAATTATCTATCGTTAAATCAATAAATCTATTAGGATAACCCCTTAGATTTTGCAATGCTTGATAACATTCGTTTTGTCTGACTCTTCTTTACTTGCTATGTGGATTTGATTCTTAGAATCTGCCAGAACAATCTTTTCGCGCTGTGCTTTGGGTGCATTGGATAGCTGTATGGTTCTCCAATCAGGGGTTAGCTTGATTTGTGGAACGTAATTTTTTGAGAATGGACTCATTTGCGGCGGCTTTCTTTTTTG